ATGAATAAACATAAACGCAGAATGAGAGGTAAGCATAATTATCGAGGACAGGGCAGATGAATAATAAGAGGTCAATGTTCTATCCTAACGGAGAGTTTATACCTTATCAAATGCCACAAGATTTTAGACCATCAAAAGGTAGAGGAAGCTGTGGGAACTGTGGACTATATTCAAATAGACATGGCTTCTGCGGAGTGTACCGGACTAAAGGCGTTAAAGATACTTATGTTTGTAATAAATGGCGACCAAGACATTTTAAAAGATAATGTGCAAATATTTAGTATTATTATTGTTAAGTTTTGAGGGAGAGGTTATCAAAGAAAAATTAGAATTTACTAGACCTATGAATGTTTATGATTGTATGGATTATGGTGCAGATCATAGAGAACATATAGCAACTTATGATGATAAAAGAAATGCTTGGATTTTAAATGATGGTCGTGGCACATTTCAAGGTTTTATTTGTGAATGATGTATGTTATTGACAAATAATGTCATTACATGGAAATAGAAAATTAAATAAACCTTTTAGAACACCATCAGCTTCAAAGAAGTTTGGAGTTTATGTAAGAAATAAAAGATCAGGCAGAGTACAGATAGTTAGATTTGGTGCTAAAGGAATGCCAATTAGAAAGAACAATCCAACAAGACAAAGAATGTTCTTTGCAAGATTTAGACCTATACTTGCTAAAGTAAAAGGACAAAAGAATTTATCTCCAGCTTATTGGGCAATTCAAAGTTGGAAAAAAGGATTTAAAATATGAGCAATAAACCATTAAATATTTCTGAAGAAGCAAAAGTACAAATGCCATTTAAGACAGTTGCTAGTCTTATAATAATTGTAGCACTTGGAACAATGGGTTATTTTCAGATGGTTGAGAGGTTAAATATTACAGATACTAGATTACAACTGATGGAAAAAGATTTAGAAGAAAATACAGAGTTTAGAATTAAATGGCCAAGAGGACAACTAGGCTCATTACCAGCAGACTCAGAACAGTTTATGATGATTGAAGATTTATATAAAACAACAGATAAATTAAATAAACATATTGAGTCAATGGCTTTAAATAAAGTTAACATAGAATTTTTAACCAAACAAATGGACAAAGTTTTAACTGACATTGAATCATTAAAAGACAAAGCTAGAGATATGCACTACAAAAATGGTAATGGCCAATGATTGAATCAGGAATAATAGCTTTGTTAATGTTTGTAAATGGAGAAATCAAAGAGCATAGAATACAAGATAACATGGCTACTTGCTTACGAGGTAAAAGAGAAGCTGAAAGAATTTATAGCGAAACTGTATCTTATAAATGCTGGAGAGGTAAAGCTGAGACTGAAATTTATATGGGAGAGAAATCAATAAAGAAAATAATATTAGAATAATATGATTGACGAAGATAGGACATTTGAAAACGAAGTGAGATTTAACAATGATAGATTGGGTGGTAAAAAAAATAGAAAAAATATCAAGGGCAATATTCCATTGGACTTGGCGAGTACAAGTACACCGAAAATATTACAGAAAGAAGAAGTAAATGGACTATGTTCTAACGATAATCATGTGTGCGTTTGTGGAAGGTAAAACTCAATGTATGCTACCCTTTACGCTAGAAAAAACTTATAAAGATGGCTATGAGTGTATGCTTGATGGTTATACAAAATCTTATGATAAGATTCTTGAATTAGGCAGAGACGATGTTAATAAATATAATATCTATATAAAGTTTGGTTGTAGTGAAAATATCTCTAACAAAAAGTCAACATAAAGTAAGTCAATCTAATAAAAGATTTAGAGTTCTTATATCAGGTAGAAGATTTGGTAAGACATATCTTGCTATAACTGAGATGATGAAATACGCATCAAAGCCTAATCAAAAGATATGGTATGTAGCACCTACACTAAAGATGGCTAAAGATATTTGTTGGTCTAGTTTAAAAGAAGTATTAAATCAGTTTAATTGGATAGAAGATATTAACGAAACTACACTTACAATAGTTATTAGAAAATCAAATAGTACAATAAGCTTAAAATCAAGTGATGCTCCAGACTCATTAAGAGGTACAGGTTTAAACTTTTTAATATTAGATGAGTTTAGTGATATTGATAAAAGGACTTGGTTTGAAGTATTAAGAGCATCAGTATCAGATACATTAGGTCATGTTTTAATGTGTGGAACTCCTAAAGGTTATGGTAATTGGACTTATGAAATGTATTTAAAAGGTAAGCAAGACCCTGAGTGGGATAGCTTTCAATTTACTACTTTAGATGGTGGAATGGTTACACTCAAAGAAATAGAACAAGCTAGACAAGACTTAGATCAAAGAACATTTAGACAAGAGTTTGAGGGTACATTTGAAAATTATGCTGGTGCTATTTACTATAACTTTCATCCTATTGAGTCTGTTGTTAATAAACCAATAGATTATAAAAAACCTTTTCATATAGGAATGGACTTTAACGTTGATCCAATGAGTGCTTGTGTTGCTCAAATAGAAAAAGAAAAGATTTATATTGTTGATGAAGTAGTGATTTATTCAAGTAATACTGATGAAATGGTGCAAGAGATAAGAGATAGATATGGAACTAAGATACCAATATTTATATATCCTGACCCAGCTTCACGACAAAGAAAAACAAGTGCTGGTGGGAGAACTGATTTATCAATTTTACAGAATGGTGGGTTTAATGTAAAAGTAAAACATAAACATCCAGCAGTTAGAGATAGAATCAATGCAGTTAATTCTAAACTCAAAGATACTAATGGAAACAGACATATTTTTGTTTCACAATCTTGCAAAACATTGATAAAAGGTTTACAAAGACAAACATACAAGGAAGATACAAATATTCCTGATAAAGAAGATGGATTTGACCATATGAACGATGCTCTAGGCTACATGATAGATTATATAAAACCTTTAGTTACTCAAATGCCAAGTTCACAACCAACAAGATGGAACATTAAATAATATGGCTTATACTAGAGATGATGCTTTTGAAACCCATAAAGATTATAAAGAAAATGTAAATCGGTGGGAGTATTACATAAGATCATATAATGGTGGTTATGATTACACAATTGGTCAATACCTTAACAGATATAATTTAGAACTAGACAACGAATATAATCAAAGATTAGGTAACACTCCTTGCGACAATCATTGTAAAAATATTATTCAAATATACTCATCATTTTTATTTAGAGTAAAAGCATCAAGAGATTTTGGTGTTATGGCCGATGAGCCTAGTTTAGAACCATTCTTAAGAGATGCAGATTTAGAAGGTAACACTTTTAATTCTGTTATGAAACAAGCACAAAACTATGCGGCTATCTATGGTCATGTATTTATGATTTTAGATAAACCAGCAATACAAACAAGAACAAGAGCAGACGAACTAAATCAAGAAATAAGACCATACATTTCAATCGTTACACCTGAAAATGTTTTAGATTGGAATTTCAAAAGAGAAGTTAATGGTAAGTATTATTTAGACTATCTTAAAATTAGAGAGGAAGTTGATAAAGATGGTGGTACATATTTTAGATTGTGGTTTCCTGACCGAATAGAAACAATATATTCAAAAGATGATAGGTCAGACCCAATTACAATAGATACTGCCGATAATCTGATTGGCAAAATACCAGCAGTTATTTTATACAATTCCAAATCGCACAAAAAAGGGATTGGTCAATCAGACCTACAAGATATTGCTGATTTACAAAAAAGCATTTACAACGAACTTTCAGAAATAGAACAATTAATTAGATTAACAAATCACCCATCATTAGTAAAAACTCCAAGTGTAAATGCGAGTGCTGGTGCTGGTGCAGTTATTGAAATGCCTGAAGAAATGGAACCAAACTTAAAACCATACTTACTACAACCATCAGGTCAAAACTTATCTGGTCTTATGGATTCAATAAATCACAAGGTAGAAGCTATCAATAGAATAGCACACACAGGAGCAGTAAGAACAACTAAACAAGCTGTATCATCAGGAATAGCTTTACAAACAGAATTTGAATTACTTAATGCAAGACTATCAGAAAAAGCAGACAACTTAGAAATAGCAGAAGAACAATTATTTAGATGTTATGCTATGTTCCAAAATGCAACATTTGATGGTGAGATTAATTATCCTGACTCGTTTAACATAAGAGATTATGCAACTGATTTAATTTATTATCAACAAGCAAAATCTATTGGTATTGGTTCACCTACATTTATGAAAGAAGTTGATAAAGAGATTGCAAGAGCAGTTGTAGATGATGACGAAAAACTAAACCAAATATTTGACGAAATAGATCAAAAAGCAGAAGTAGGTGAGTTCACACAAGACGAAGCAGAACAAGAAGATCAAGAAGTAGAGCAAGAAGAAATTTAATGAATGTCAGATATAGTACAAAGATCAACCGAATATCGTATCAAACAAATTGAGATAGCAGAAGCAAAATATTATAAAACTCTTGTTGCAACATTAGATAGGATTGAAAGAGAAGTAGTATCATTAGCCAATAGAGATTTACCACAAACAGATGGAAAGCTTATAGAACTTCAAGCGGCTATAGCAATCAGACCAAAAATAAAAGCTATTGTTGACAGAGAATATCTTGGTTGGTCAGATACAGTTGTTAGAGAGGGATTTAACAAACAAGCAAAGAGAATAGAAAAAGCATTTAAACGAATTGGTAATATTCCTGTAGAGTTTCAAGAATTAACAAAAGGTGATTTAGCATTAGTACAAAATCTAAAACAACAATACTTTACTCAGTTTAAAGATGTATCAAATACATTTACAAGACGACTATCAGAAAAGGTTTATCAGAATACTTTAGTTGGAAATGATTTTGCAGAATTAGAAAAAGAACTTAGACAAACAATTAATGGTATTTATTCAAGTTCAGATGATGCAGAAGCAAATAGATTAGTAGATTATGTAAATAGAAACAAATATGTAAAATCAAGACAATCACAAGTTGATAAAGCAATACAAACATTACAGACTAAATTTGCAAGAGATAGGGCTGGTGAAAACATGAAAAGATATGCTGGTCAGATACTAAACGACTCATTAAGAGATTTTGATGCAACTCTTAATTTCAATAAAGCTAATGATGCTGGTCT